CTAGTCGCCTTCGCTTTTTTGCCAATCCGGCAAGTCAGCTTTTGCCAAAAACCAGCCCGACAGCGCGTCTTGCGCCCGGTCGAGTGCTGCGGCTTTATCGGCTTCTTTCGAATAGTGCAAGGCCATGCGTTCGGTTTTGTGCTGTAGGGCCGACTGGATCGCGCGAAGGTCGCCGCCTGATTCCGCGATGGCTTTTCCGAGTGTATGACGCAGGCCGTGGAAACTGATACCATTCGTAACGATCCCGTCGTCGGCCAGGCTGGACAGAAAGCGCGAACTCGCCGTCTGCAAGCTGTTCAGTGTATTAAACCGTTCGCCCGCATTGTTCGTGATGATGAAGGGCGAAGGGCGGTCGCCACGGTCGAGCCAAGGCCGGAACATGGCCGGGACAATCGACACGCCGCCGACAGCCGTCTTCACGCGGTCGCCGTCGAAGCGCCCGTTCGAATATTCGTCCCATGTCAGCCGGTACGCGGTCGAGCCGTCGAAGCCGGACAATCCCAGCACATACGCCCGCGCGAGCCCCATAGGCGCCCGCGTCAGCGCTTCGGCGACGTCGGTCGGCTTCCACGGCTTGAACGACCGCGTCGTCGTCTTGGCGGGCTTCACGTTTGACCACGGGTTCCGGTCGCCCCATACCTTCTGACGCGCCGACCTGGCCAAGACCCAATTATAGAGCCGCCGGTTTACCTGGATCACATACAGTGCGAACCGGCTCCCCTTCGCGAGCGCCTTGTCGTGTTCGCGTTCGGCGTGGCGCTGTTCCATCAGTGTGGCGCGCTTGGCCCGGTGGCCACGCTCGAACATGTAGTCGCGAACCTTCATGTAATCTTCGCGGGTGCGCGGCTTCAGGGCTTCCCATTCTGCCGACGCCTCGAACGCCGCCCATAGACCGCCGTAGCTTTCGCGCTCGTCGACCGGCTTCGTCGTCCGGACGCCCTTCTTCTCTGCTTCGAGCCACGCCTCAACGAACTCCAAAGAGCCATATTCGCCGGGTAAGCGGATCTTCGTCGGGCGATGGTAATAGTAGACTTCGCCGCTGGCGACCTGGACCCGTTTAACGCCCCTGAATGTCTGCTTCTTCGGAATTGTCTTCGTCCCATTCGTTCGCGGTCGCGACGACCGCGCCGCCGTCGGCCTGTTCGTCCAGCCACTCTAACAGGTGATAAGACGACACGCGCACCGATCCGCCAAGCCGTATCTTGCGACCGGTGTAAATGCGCCTGAAATGCTCAACTGACACGCGACAGCGAAAGGCCGCTTCGTCGAGCGTCAGGGCTTCGACCTGGATCGGGGCGGCGGTCATGGGTTATGCGTCGCCGGTGGCGGTCAGATACGTGTCGACGATCAATTCTTGCTCTTCGCGTTCGGCTTTCTCGATCCGGCGAAGTTTCACGACCTGCCGAAGCGCTTTCGTGTCGAAGCCGAACGCCTTCGCTTCGGCGTATATCGCTTTAATCTGTTCGGCGACTTCCTTCTTCTCTTCTTCCAGCCGCTCGATCTTGGCGACGGTCTGGCGAAGTTTTTCGCGGGTGGCTTCCGTTAGATTATCAGTATCCTGCATTTCCATTTCTCCTATTTTGGAACTTTCAATTCGTCGATCTTGTCGCGGTCGCGATACTTGTAATTCAGCAGCCAATCGGGCCAGCGCGTGAAGCGGTTCGTCCGCTCGTCGCGGGCGCTGATATAGGCGACCGGCCAGTCGTCCGGCATTCGCCAAGCGGCGTCCCATTCTTCGAGCAATTCGGCGGCGCGAAGCTGCCAGTCGTCCGGCATTTCATGCATCATGGATCGCGGCCAAACGAGGAAGGATTGCCCGCGCTCGAATTGCACCCATAGCGCGCTTTCACCGACGCGGGCGCGGGGGCCGTGTTCCGGCGAAAGATCGAGCCCGACCGTCGCCGGGACGATCCGCAAGCCTGCCTCTTTTTCCAGCACGCGCCACGGCTTTCCGGTCAACTCTTCCGCCGCCGCCTTCGCGAGCCGCTTCGTCCGCATAATGCAGACGAGCGAGCCGCACGGCTTGCGAACGCCATACATGCGGAGCGCGTCGGTCATTCCTTCAGCGCCTCTTCGAGTTCCGCGACAGCGTCCAGCGCTTCCGGCGTATGTGGCTGAAGACTGCCTATCGTGGCTAACAGGTCTACGCGCTTCGCGGCCTTCCGCAGTCGCTCGATCCTGTCGAGTTCCGACGGCGTGACGAAGCAAAGACCGCGCATCTTCGCGAGCAACCGCGCGAGCGTATCAATCTCGTCGTGAATGCGCGCGGCGGTGTCTTCGAGACGTTTCGCCGTGTCGGCGGCTTGCTGGTCGAGTGTGTCGGTCACGCTGCAATCCTTTCATATCCAGGCAGAAGGCTTCCCCATTGGTCGGCGAAGGCGTCGGCGATTGCGGGGAAGGTGCGCGACCTGATCTTCGCGCGCAGAGAACGCCCGGCGCACGACGCCCGACAATTCGCAGCCGATCAGGACGCGGGCGCTCATTGGTCATACCTCCCCAGGAAGCCGCTGGAGCCGTCGCGGACTAGATAAAAAGAGTGCAACGCTGACCGATACACGTCGAAGGCGGCTAGCGCGCTGGACACATCAGGAGAGGGGGCGCCGACCCGCTGGTCTGTCGCACGATAGAACTCCCATTCATCTGAATAACCGGCAGCGGAGCAGGCGGCTAAGAATGCTTCTCTCGCCTCATTAACGGACGCCTTGAGGCGTCGAAGAGAGCCCGCATCGATCGACGCCTCGTCGTCCCCCGTCACCGGCTCAAAGTATTGAGGAACGGCGGGGTCTATGGTGACGCCGCAAGGGCGGATAAGTCCTCTAGTCAACATGGCCTTGACACTCATTGCGTGAACGGGAAGCCCGGACTTCGGGCGAAAAAAAACAGGAAGGCCGCCGTCTGTATGCTCAACAGCGATAGTGTCTTCGTTCTCGACAATGTCGCGATACACGTCTTTCCATTTCGGCTTAGTCATCGTCGGGTTCCAAACTCGGATCAATTTCGACGACGTGGAAAATCGGGGCGTCGGCGGGATTATCGGGAAGGGGATCGAAGCGCATTTCGCACAGCCACGGCGAACGATCCGACGACCGAATATCGACGAACACTTCGGAAGGCTCGACGTCGTCGGGTCGCGTAAGAAGGGCGGTCGAGATGGCGGCGAGTGACTGGCGGCTGAACCGCAGGGTCGCAGATCGCGAGATAACAGTTTGATCACCATGCCACGCGCTCAGCTCGCCTTTGCCCGGACGCTCCGCGCTAGCCAAGTTGCCCGCAAAGGTAACGCGGCATTCCTCGCCGGGCTCGCCCCGCAAGAGAAAATGCGCGAGCGGTTCGAGCAGGTCGGCGCGGAAGCGGATATGAAGCGGCTCGGGGCTCATACCGAAGCCCCTTTCGGCGCACGGAAGAAGCCGGTGTTCGTCAGGATCGTGACGAACATTCTTCCTTCGCGGCGCGCCTCACTCACGCGGCGGGCGAACTCGGCGTCGGCGTTTTCTCTTTTTTGGTTACTTTGATTCGGTCGCATCGCTTCGGCTCCACTTGGTTAAGTGTGCCGAATTAATACGGATCGTATTAACTACGTCAATGCCCGAATTTCAAAAAATATTGAAACCGGGCGTTAACTGCCTGGCGAAAGACCGGACAACTGTCTTCCTATAGAAAGCCAATTTGACAGAGAAGGGGAATCACCGAGAGCGCGAGCGATGGCCGCGAACTCGTTTTGTAGGAGTCTCGACGGGCCGTCGCCGTCTAAAAGATAGCTGTAGCTGATGTTATAGAGGGCGCAATATTTCACAATAACGGCAGGCCGCAGCGCATTCCTGCCAGTTTCGTGAGCCTGGACAGTTGAGGCGCCGAACCCCTCGCCTAGCGCTCTGTGCACCTCTTCGCGTGTCAGCCTGGCGGCCTGGCGCGCCGCCTGAAGCCGGGCGCCTATTTCTTGATCTATATCAAGTTTCTGTCCCATATCCGGACCCATTCAAAAAAAATGCCATTAACCGTATTGACGGAACTAATACGATCCGTATTAATCCACGTCATGACGAAGACCACTGTATCTATTTCCGAAAAGGAAGTGAACGAGATCACGGCGTTTCAGCGTCGCTGGCCATCGTATGGAGCGTTCGCGGAAGATGCGGGCGTCAGCTACGGGACCGCGCAACAGTGGCGCTTCCGCAACTCGATCAATGCCGAACACGATCAGCGGATCGCGCTAGGTGCGGTTCGTCGCGGGATCGGGACTTATGAATCCGTTCTTGCCGAACTCGCAACCATGCGTAGCCGGAGGGCTTCGGCATGACGAAGAAACAAGTTTCCGCAACCGCCCGGCCCGTGGGTGTGTGTGTGGGGGGCGCGTCGGCGCCGTCATCAGTTGGCGCGCCCCTTAATCTATGGCTGCCGGTTCCGCCGAGCCTGAACAAAGCCTACCGGAACGGCCAAAAGGGCGCGCGCGGACGGTTCGCGTCGCGAGCCTTGCTCGATTGGAAGATGGCCGCTCGCGTCGCGCTTCGGCGTCAGGCGTGGGAACACGTTCCGGGGCCTGTCATCGTGGTTATGAATGTCGAGCGGCGGTCGAAGGTCGCCGACATAGACAACCGTATAAAGCCTGTTCTCGACTTGCTGGTCGCGGAAGGTGTGATCGAAGACGACCGGCACGTTACGGCGGTCGCGGCGGCCTGGTCAGATCAGCACGGCGACCGCGCCCATATCGCCATCGTGTCAGCGCAAGAACTGACCGCGCAATTTCGTCCGTCCAAGGAAAGCGGGGCCTTCGGCGGATGGCTATTAGAAACCCTGCAACCCCCTGAAACTGAAGAAGAGGAAGCCAAATAATGGCATTCGATATCAAGAACCTGAAGACGACGAAGGCGGACAAGCCGCCGCGCGTTCTTATCTATGGCCCGCCCGGATTGGGTAAGACGTCGCTCGCCGCCGAGTTCCCGAAGCCGGTCATTATGGACATTGAGCACGGCGTGCCCGCCGGGCTGGCAATCGCGACGCTCGGCGACGAACTGACCGATTGGGAAACCGTAATGGAAGCCCTGTCGGCGCTGTATTCGCAAGAACACGACTTCAAGACGTTGATCGTCGACAGTCTCGACCGCCTGGAAACACTCGCGCAACGCCACGTCTGCAAGCAGAACAAATGGGCGAATATCGAGGATGCCGGGTACGGGAAAGGGTACGTCGTCGCCGCCGATACGATGCGCAACTTCATTGATGGCTGCAACGCGCTCCGCTCGGCGCGCGGGATGAACGTCATTTACATTGCGCATTCCGTGATCGGTCGCTTCGACGATCCGCAGGCCGCGTCGTATTCGAAATACGATATTCGTCTGAACAAGCATGTTCATGCGATGTTCGAAGACGAGGTCGACGCAATTCTGTTCGTCAATCAAGACCTGAACGTTCAGGCGGAAAGCGTCGGCTTCGGGAAAGAGGTCAAGCGCGCCGAGGGCGGCGGCTTCCGGTGGATTTATACCGAAGCGCGGCCATCCTATAACGCGAAAAACCGTTACGGGATGCCGCACCGCGTCAAGTACGACAAGGGCAAGGGATATTCGGCAATTGCCGGTTTCCTGCCCGCGCAATCAACTGAAGCAAGCGAATAGGAGGGGCTGCAATGGCTAGTCTTTTTGGAGGCCAGGGCGTCAACGTGAACGATCTTCCCGATGACGATTTTGACGCCATCCCGGCGGGGAAATATGTCGTCCGGATCGCCGACAGCGATGTATCGCCGAACAAGGCCGGAACGGGAACGATCCTCAAACTGACGATCAAGGTCGACGAAGGCGAGTTCGCCGGGCGGCAGTTTTGGGAATACCTGAACATTCAGCATCAGAAGGCGACGGCCCAGAATATCGGGCAAGCCATGCTGAAGAAGATCGTCAAGGCCGTGAACGGTCCGCCGTCGATCACTGACAGCCGCGAACTTCACAATATCCCGTTTATCGCCGACGTGAAGATCGAGAAAAGCGAACAGTGGGGCGACAGCAACAAGCTGAAGAGCGTTTCGCCCTATCAGAACCCGCAACCGCCGGTGAACCCGAACTATCAGAACTCGGCGCCGTCTCAGCACGCCACCAATCCCAGCGGTGGCCAGCCTGCCCAAGGCAGCCCACCTGCCCCGCCTGCCAGCGGCGCAGGTGGGCTGCCTTGGGAACAGAACGGCTAGGCGCCGACGCCCGGCGGGGGGCTCACACGTCCCCCTAGACCACCCCGCCGGGCACTTCTCACAACACACACACTCTAACGGACCTGGAAAGGTGCGACCGTGGCCCCTTTGCCTCAACTTCAACTGAAAACCCTGCAAGCGATAGATGCCGCATATGAGGCCGAACGCGCGCCCCGGCATGGCTACCGCCTGCCGCCGTCGAAACTCGGCGAGGAATGCGAGCGCCGCCTATGGTATTCCTTCCGCTGGGTATCTCCGCCGCCCTCTTTTGATGGCCGAATGCTTCGCCTGTTCCAGACCGGCGACATTCACGAAGAGCGCTTCGTCGAGGATCTTCGCAAGATCGGCTGCGAGGTCGTCGACCGCGATCCGGAAGACCCGGAACGGCAGATCGGCGTGTCGTTCGCCTACGGTCACGCATACGGATATATCGACGCGGAAATTCTTGGATTGCCCGACGCCCCGGCGACCTGGCACGTCGCGGAAATGAAGTCGCACAATGCGAAGTCGTTCCGCGCGGTCATGTCGAAAGGGGTCGAGCAATCGAAGCCCGAACATTACGCGCAAATGCAGATTTATATGCACTTCCGCAGCCGTGAGCGCGGCGTCTATCTCGCCGTCAACAAAGACACCGACGAGCGCCACGGCGAGCGGATCGAATACGACTTCGCGAAAGCGGTTCGACTGGAACGCAAGGCGGAGCGCATCGTCCAGGCCGAAGCGCCGCCGGGACGGATCAATGACGACCCGGCGTTTTTCGCCTGCCGGTTCTGCGATCACGCCGACCGATGCCACGGCACGACGCTTCCGGAAGTGAACTGCCGCACCTGCCTGCACATCACGCCGACCGCTGGCGGCAAGTGGCTATGCGAGCGTCACAACCAGGAGCGCAGCCGGGAAGAACAAGAGGCCGGATGCGGCGATCACCTGTTTAATCCGTCAATTGTACCAGGCGACCAATTCGACGCCGACGGCGAGGTCGGTCGCGTCTCCTACGCCATGCCCGACGGGCGAACCTTTCACAATGTCAGACAATCCGCAGGGGGAAGCTACTATGATTAATTTGTTCAGTATCGCGAAGGAATGGGCGCGCGATCCGGCGCTTATGGGCGCGCTCGAACCTGTCGTCGCGGTGGCTGTGACGGTCGCGCTTCTTACAGTCGGAATCGGCGCAATCGGAACCGGCGCGTATTGGCTGGAAAAGAAGCGGGTTAGTGCCGTTGTTTTGGGCGCCGCGTCGGTCTGCACATTCTTCGCGCTCGGCTTGTTCGTCTTCACCTTCGCTTACGCGCACCACTACGGCGAAGGCCGCTTCGCTTGCCCGACGTTCGAGACGCAGCGCTACGTGATCGAGCGGGGGGAGTGATGAGCGGCTTTTCACTTCGACCATATCAGGACGGCGCATTGACCGCGACGTTCGAGTTCTGGCGAAACGGCGGCGGGTCGCCACTGATCGACCTGGCGACCGGGCTCGGAAAGTCGGTCGTCGTCGCGGAACTGTGCAAGCGTCTTCGTAAGGCGTCGCCCGACGTTCGCATCATGATGCTCGTTCACGTTCGCGAACTCGTTCAGCAGAATTTCCTGCAACTGCTTCGCGTCTGGCCTGAAGCGCCGGTCGGCGTCTACTCGGCGGGCCTGAACAAGCGCGACGTTCACAAGTCAATCGTGTTCGCTTCCATTCAATCCGTATACAGCAAGGCGGAAGTCTTCGGCGTTCGCCATTGTATCATTGTCGACGAAGCGCACCTGATCCCGCACAAGTCGGAAGGCATGTATCGACAGTTCATCGACGGGCTTCGCGCGCAATATCCGGGGCTTCGGGTCGTCGGCCTGACCGCCACGCCATACCGCACCGACAGCGGGAACCTGACGACCGCCGAAGGATCGCTGTTTGACGAAGTCGTCTATCACTACGGCATAGGCGAGGCGACCGAAGACGGGTGGCTCTGCCCGCTCACGGCAAAGGCCGGGCAGGTCGAGATTGACGTTCAGGGCGTGAAGAAGCGCGGCGGCGAGTTTATCGCCAAGGCGTTGCAGGATGCCGCGAACAATCGCGACATTGTCGAGGCCGCTTGCGACGACCTGGTCGAGCGCGGGAAAGATCGCCGGTCGTGGCTCGTCTTCTGCACCGGCATTGATCACGCTATCGAGGTCGCCCGCTCGCTTCGGGATCGGGGAGTTACCGCGCAAACCGTCACCGGCAAGACGCCGAAAGACGAGCGCGCCCGTATCCTACGCGAGTTCAAGGCCGGGAACATTCGGGCGCTGACGAACGCAAACGTTCTGACGACCGGGTTCGACGCGCCGAACGTCGATCTTCTCGCCATGCTTCGACCGACGCTTTCGACGTCGCTCTATGTGCAGATGATGGGTCGCGGGACGCGGGTCGACGGCGTGAACCTGAATCAATTCGCGACCGCCGAAGAGCGTTGCGCGGCCATCGCTGCCAGCCGCAAGCCGAACTGCCTCGTTCTCGACTATGCGGGCAATGTCCGCCGTCATGGTCCCGTGGACGTGGTCGCGGTCGAGGATAAGAAGAAGCGCGAGGGAAGCGACGAAGAGCCGGGCCGGGTCGAGGTCGACGACGTCCAGGCGAAGGAATGCCCGGAGTGCGAAGAACTGGTCGCCGCGAACGCGCGGAAATGCAAGTTCTGCGGCTTCGAGTTCGGCGAGCCGAAACATGCGGACACGCCCGAAGCCCTGCCCGTTCTGTCTCGGCAGTATGACGACATATGGTTTCGGGTGAACGAGTGGCGCGGCTACGTCTGGCGGAACAAATACAAGCCGGACGCAATACCGACGCTGCGAGTCGATTACATCGTCGGCGTGATGGTCGATAAAGAGTTCGTCCCGTTCGAGCATCCGAACGCGCGCGGAAAGGCCGTCAAGTTCTGGCGTGATCTCGGCGGGCAAGAGCCCGTGCCAGCGACATGCTGGGAAGCCGCGCAACGCTTCGAAGAACTTCGCAGGCCGGACGAAATCCAGATCGACACGACCGGCAAGTATCGGGAAATCAAGAACCGGCGTTATTCCGACGCCGAACAACTGGAAGAAGAGGGATGTGCAAATGACTGAAGTAGATCACGAATACGACATCGGCCATAGAGATGGATACGAAAAGGCCACTCAAGACATCGATATTCTAACGGGTGGAAATGGGGACTTCACCACCATTTTGGGCGCCGATATAGAAAATAGGAATTGCCCTGACGCACAGGCGATGAAGGCCCGCATAAAAGCTAGGTTTGACACACAGGCCGCCACCATCCGCGCCCTACAGGAAGAGAATGAGGGGCTGAGGGAGGAAAGGGATCACTTCCGTAAGCAGTGGATAAACGCGATCATCTATTCAAAAGACTGCGAGGGATACAGCTACGAGCGCGCAAACGTGTACGCCGAAAGCGTTGTCAACAATGCGCACGATGAGTTCATCCAAAACCGCGCAGCCCTAAAGGAGCAAAGCCATGCCACCCCTGACACCTGATGACAAGCAACGCTTCAAGGAAGAAATGGAGCGCGTGGGAGATGAGATTTCAGAAAGCCAGCAAGGTTGGAAATTTTGGCGGCTGATGAATGGATGGTTTGGCCTCTGGCCAGACAGCAAGGAGCAAAGCCATGACTGAAGTAGACTGGGAGAAGCTGGAGGCGCTGGATGAACAGTGGAGTGATGTTCTCGCCGCCCGCCGTGCCTTTTGTGGCGCTGAGGATGGCTCACATTTCGTTGCCGGGTTCAAGCTGAGCACTTTTCTGGACACACCGGAAGGCGAGGTGTTCGTCACGGTCCGGGAAGAATTTGGGCAAGCCCTCCGTCTCGCTTTCCCCGCCATCAAGGCAGAGCGTGACGCAAAGGCCGCCACCATCCGCGCCCTACAGGAAGCACTGCAACCGATGGCGGACGCCTGGCACAAACTGCAAACCGACGGCGCGCAACACCTGAACAACGACCCTGAACGGCCGTCGCACGGTATGGGAACAATCAAGCAGAAGCACACCAAGCGCGCAGCGGAGTTGCTCGGCACCCTAAAGGACGCCCCCAATGCTGAAGGATAGCGAAGGGCGGCGGGTCCAGTACGCGCCAACGCCCTACAAATACCGCCGGTCGACCGACGCGCTAAACGAAAAGCGCGCGCGGGAAGCTGAGGTTCAGGAGTTCGTCGAGCAATGGCTCGCCGACAACAGTGTTCAGCCGGGCGTCCGGCGTATGGGAGCGAATAGATATGAGTTCGGATAAGAAGCGCGTCACCGTCGGCGACGGCAAATATACTCTGATCTTCGACCCGGAGAGGAACGACCGAATTATTGGCTGTAGAACGTTACGGGGCCGATTGGTTACCCCGGCCCGAAAATGTTCCGCTGCTTCCGAATTGGGTCTACGCCGCTTTTTATTACATGCTGGAACTGCACGAAGCGGCGGGTGCGGATCAATCGCAGACGGACGACGGTCGACTGTGGATCGACGCCGAAGAAGTTCGGGAAGAGTTCGCGAAGATGCGGAAGGTGTGCGACTTCGCCGCCGGGTATCTGACCGCCAACGGTCATTTAGACATAGGGCAAAAAATGTGTGACCGGCTCGAAGGGTTCGGGCGGTATATCGAGGGGAAGCGGTATGAGTTCTGAGTTTAAAGACGAAGTGAGAACGCTGTCGTTTGTGACTACTGTCAAAACGCTGGCCGGTGGCGATCACGTCGATTTTGCGATTAGCGTATCGAAACAGCCGGGCGAGAATATGACGGGGAGTGTCGAGTTCGAGTCGCTACCCTTCAGTATAGACGCAATTGACGCGGTGATCGAGGCGCTAACAAGGGCGCGGGATCGGGTCGAGCGCTTCGAGCATGGATGGGAAGAATGACCTGTCAGGCGAAACAGTATTCGGACGAAATGTCGTGCACGGCTTGCGGTCTGTCGTGGAACATTTCCGACCCGAACCCGCCGAAGTGTCGACAGCCGCTTTCGTGCGCGGTCTGCGACGCCGAGACAGGCCCGGTTCGGGTCGGGAAGTATGCCGTCTGTAACGATCCGCGTTGCGCCGAAGTGGCGAAGGTGTGGCTCGACCGTGAGCCGTCCGGCTTCACACATTGGGAGAGCGACGCGGTGAAGGCTGGCGGACGGGCGGCGGGGGCGTACCTGGTCAAGATCGGAAAAACCGGCATGGCCACGCTGACGCCGGACCAATGGAAAGAGTTCTGCCGGGTGATGGTGAGCGAATACCGGATCGAACTTCGGCGGCAAGCCGCGCTTCAGGCGCCGCCATTCTAACACACACGGGGCTTCTATGATGACGAACAAGAAAGCGGATGCGACCGGCGACAAGGGGTCGCCATTCAACGCAGCCGCGCAAGACCTGGTCGGGCTCGGCTTCCACGTCGTTCCGCTCGCGCCGGAAAAGAAATATCCGGGCGAAATCTCGCGCGGCGAGTGGCGACCGATGACCGACTGGACACGGTTTCGCGACCGGCAACCGACCGGCTTCGAGTGGCAGGTCTGGAAAGACTGGACCGGCGCGAACGTCGGGATCGTCTGCGGATCGACGGTCGGCGATCATAAGGTCGTGGCGGTCGATATTGACGCGGAAGACTTCGACGAAATCGAGGAAATTCTAGGCGCGCTGCCGCACTCGCCGATGGCGAAGAAGGGGCAGAAGGGTCTGACGCTGTTCTATCGCGGCGACGCCCGGCTTCGGACCCGGAAGTATGACCGAAACGGGCGTGAGTCCCTATGCGAAATCCTGACCGGCCAGGATACGCGGCAAACGGTCGTCCCGCCTTCCATTCATCCGATCACGCGGTCGGCCTATGTCTGGACACGCGGGCCGGTTCCGGTCGACGACCTGCCCGAACTGACAGTCGAAGACGTCGAAGTTCTCGAAGAAACGCTTCAGTCGCTCGGCTGGAACGAGTTCGATATTCATCAGCCGCGGCGGAAGGAATTTATCGAGACGGGCAACGCCGGGTGGCTCGATACGCCGTTCGCGGAACTCAACCGGGCGGCGCTGGATAATCTCGACCTATGGGTTCCGGAACTGGACCTATACGGGCTCGAACGCGCCCGGCGCGGCTATCAGGCCGTGAACACGGCGCGGGAATCGTCATCCGGGCGCCCGGTGCATCAGCGGAAGAAAAACCTGTCGATACAGCCGTCGGGGATCTCCGATTGGGGATCGAACGAGCGCTTCAGCCCTATAGACCTGGTCATGATGACGAAGGGGGTCGACTTCGACGGCGCGTTCACATGGCTGCACAAGACGCTTCATGGCGAAGAGCCGGCTATCGAACTCGCGCCGACGCACAATTTCCAGCCCGTCGCCGATGACGAAGACACAGGCGGGATCGTCGTCGACGTGTCGAGCATGATCGCAAATCAGCAGCGCCGGGAAGATGCCGCCGAACTCGACGCGCCAATCGCCGAAGACGACGTCGGGAACGATGCCCCGATCTTCGACGAGTTCGGGGCCGATGCCGGTCTGTCGAAGTGGCGTGAAATGCCGCCGAATTGGCTCGTCTCGAAAATCAGCGAGTGGATTTGCGACGGCGCGCCGAAGCCGCTCCCATGTCTCGCGCTCGGCGCCGCCCTGTCGACAATCGCCGTCGTGATCGGTCGCCAGTATGAGACGCCGCGCGAGGGATCAACAAACCTGTTCGTTCTGTGCCTCGCCGGATCGGGCACGGGCAAGAACCGGCCACTCGGCGCGCCTGCCGACCTGTTGGAAGCGTGCGGCCTGTTCAACCTGCTAGGGCCGTCGACCTGGACCGCCGGAAGCGTTCTGGAAAACGAACTGAAAGACAAGCCGAATATCCTTTGCGTGACCGATGAGTTCGCGGACACGCTCACGAAGATGACGGCCTATAACGCATCCGGTGCCGAGCGGTCGAAGATGCGGGTTCTGAAGGAACTGTTTTCGGTCGGCTTCAAACTCTACAAGACCCAGGCGATGGCGGCGACGTCGGCGGTCGACATTCAAGCGCCGAACCTGTCGATCTATGCCGCCGCGACGCCGGGCAAGTTCTATTCGGCATTGACCGAAGACAGCGTCGAAGGCGGCTTCTTCAACAGGTGGCTCACGCTCTATGACGAGCCCGACGAAAACGTCGCCCTACAGCGCAAGGCAGAGGAAGACCTGGCCGCGCGGATGATGGGCGACGGTGACGTCGAAAGCATATCGAAGCCGCCACAGGCGATTGTTGACGGCCTGAAGCGCATTCACAAGCGCCGCGACGTGACGCTGTCGTCAGACATGCCCCATTCGATGCGGGCGAATATCGGGACGTTCTCGACCGATCCCGAACGAGTGTTCGCCAACCGGGAAGCCGTCGAAATGTATCAGCGTTATATGCGATGGTGCGCCGACGGCGTCCGGGCTGTCTCGCCAGACTGTCAGAACTTCTACGCCCGGTCGGCTGAAATCGCCCTTCGCATTGCGACCATTCTCGCCGTCGCTGACCTGGTCGACCCGGAACTCGACGGGCGCCGGATCACCATAGACGCGGATCAGATGCGGTGGGCCTGCCGGTTCGTCGACTGGTCAACCCGCCGGACGGTCGCCGAAGCGCAAGCGCGGATGAATGCCGGTCGCAGCGCGCAAATCATCGAACGAGTGATCGCCTATATGGAGAAGAAGGCCGGAAAGTGGGTCGAGCGCCGGACGCTCGTCAATCGGTTCATGAAAGAGGTTCGGTCGAGCCGCGAACTGGACGAGTTGCTTCAGACGCTCGTCGACGCCGGTCGGCTCGAAATGACACAGAAGGCGCGGCGGGCCGACGGGCGCGGCGGTCGCGGTACATTCCTTTTTAAACTAGCGAAAGTCTAGATCAGGATCGGCGGCGGGTGCGGTGATGGCGCGGACAAGGGAACGCCACGCCGTCACGACCGGGCCGTCGCCGATCACTTCGTCACCGGCTCGGCTTCACCGGCCCGTATAGCGGCCTCGAACGCCGCCTGACGCACTTCCCTGACCACGACGAAGATCCCCGCCAGGAAGACGCCCAGGCCGCACAGGGGCGCCCCTGTGAACGCCATAAAGGCCGCCGCGTCGGTTTCCCCTGCACTCGCCGCCGCAGGCGCCCCTACGGCCATCCCGAAGCCTACAACGGCCAGCATAACGCTGATAGCGATGCCGTGGACGATATGGGCGTCGGGAAGCGCTGGACGCTGCCAACGATAGACGGTCGGTTTCATTCAATACCCCTTCGATAACTGTCTGAACTGAAAAGCCCGGCGCGGGTTTCGCGTCAAGCCGGGGCGATCCCCTGCAATCGGCGGGCCTGATACGATCCGTAAAACATTACGGTTCTGTTAGAATTCACCGATCAACTGTATGATTTTAGTGTATGATAATCATACAGTTGATCGCTCGAAAATCTTCAACCGTATGAATTTATCATACAGTTGAATCATACAGTTGATCCATATCTAATACATTGAAATATATATATATATTATCAACTGTATGACGTTTTGATAGGGGTATAGGGGGAAGGCTTATTAATATCGCTTTTCGATAAATAGGTCTATTTATTTGTGTATACCCCATTTTATCATACGGTTGATAATTCCCCCGCCTGGCGAGCCGGTTCTCGCATGAGGGGAGTTGACGAACTCGGCGAATGGTTAATACGGTTCGTATCACACGGGCCGGGCTTCCTTTTCAGGGGGCCACACATTGTCAAAATCTCGCGCCGAGATCGGTTCGCCGGAATGGCACGCCGAACGACGTCGGATCGGATGGGCGGTCGCTAGTGAAGGCGGCAACCTTTCCGACTTCGCCCGTGCACTCGGGATCAGTAAGCAGGCGGCCTTCAAATGGGCGTCGCGGTACGCCAGCGACCTGCATAGGGTTCTGGTCGACGATGGCCGACGGGGAAACGTGCTGCCCCCTGAGGCACGGCTTGAACGCCTGATCACCTATCGCAACGCCATTCGGCAGGGGAAGACGCTAAGCGAAGCCGCAAGGCTGTGCGGTGTGTCCAGCCCCCGGCTTCGGGTGTGGCTGCGGATATGGGCGCCGGACGGTGTCAGCCAGGCCATCGAAGACGAAATCGAGGCGTCATCCGGCGAGAGGGAAAATCGCCGGTATGGCTGAGAAGAAGCAGAAATCGAACGAGGAGCTTCGGCTGAAGTACGACGCCGCGTTTCATCGTGCCTGTCTGGAATGCGCCGACATGCTGCAAGGCGACCGGGAAATTCACCGGATCGCCGCCGAGGTGCTGAACGCGCCGGACCTGGACGAACGGGAAGCGGCGTATATCCGGCTCGACGACAATGTCGACCGAAAGCTTCGCGCCCTGTTGGCATCCCGTGAACAGGGCTCACGCTTCGACATTCGAGCTATCCAGATCGGAAGCCATGTCTGCCGGACCCGCCGCCGGATACTCGTCACAGTCCACTGTCGCGGAAAGGTCCGCCGGTGGTCCCGCCAATCAATCGAAGTCAGCCTGAAGGGGTAAGCCGTGAGTACGCCGCTATACGAAAAGATCGTGTCGTTCGAGTACCACGACAAGAAGACGACCGAACTCGTCCGGAAGGCATGGGCCGGAACGCCGTGGGTGATCAACGTTCGAGACTTCGGCGTGAACAGTCGGGAATGGTTCGACTTCGTCGAATGGGCAAACGTCGCGCTTGGCTCGGAGTCGTGCGTATGGAACGACTATAGCGGCGACTGGTATCGGGCAGGCGCAATCGTCAACGGCCTGACGAACTATGGCTTCAGCACTGAAGAGAAGATGCGCCAATTCATGGCGCGCTATCCCGACCGCGTGAGGGCTGAGTGATGGGCCAGTGGACGCACCTCTACAAGCTGAAGGCATGGCAGGACTTGCGGTCGTGGCGGCTCTTGATTGAGCCCCTATGCCGTTTCTGTGCCGAGCATGGCCAGGACACGCCCGCTAGCGTGGTCGACCATATCGAGCCGCACAGGGGCGACATGCCCCGCTTCCTCGACCCGGACAACACGCAGTCACTCTGCAAGCCATGCCATGACCGCCACAAGCAGCGTGCAGAGCGGGCAGGCTTCGACGTGAGGGTCGACGAAGACGGATGGCCTATCGACCCGTCTCACCCCTTCCTGACGCCTTCAGGCGGCGTTCTCGTCGGTCTCGACGACGACGGGAGGGTGGGGTCAGAAACTCACGCCGATTGCGCCGGTACCGGCGGGGGGCATTCGCACGCATTACCGCAAAATAGAGGCAAAAAAGGAGAATAATCAGTGGCCGGACGAAAACCGAAACCAACGAAGCTAAAAGTCTTGCAGGGGAACCCTGGCAAACGCGCGCTTCCCAAGAATGAACCCGAACCGACCGGCGAACTCGGCGACGCGCCGTTCTGGCTGTCTGCCGAGGCCGTCGAATACTGGCAATATGCCGTCGACACGGTCAACGAACTGGAAGGCGTGGCGAAGAAGCCGGACGAAGCGGCGGTCGCCATGTTCGCCCAGGCCATCGCCGACTATCGCGAGGCCGACGACGCGCTCGCCGACAATGGCTCGAATTACCAGAACGTCGAGACGAAGGCGGGCGGTGTGATGACGCGCATTCACCCGGCGGTCGGCGTCCGGCGTGACGCGATGGCGCAAATCATGAAAATTTGCGGCGAGTTCGGCCTTACGCCATCCGCCCGGACGAAGGTCCGCGTCGATCTAGGCGACAAAGACAAGAACCCGAATGACAAGTATTTCGCCTGATACGAAGCCGAAGCCGAAACGGAAGGCACCGGCGAAGAAGCGTTCGACGCGGAAACCGCCGCCGGTCAATCCGGTCACGGCATACGCGCGCGCGGTCGTCGACGGGAAGATCGTCGCCGGGCCAGCCGTGCGCGGCGAATGCAAGCGGCATATTGACGACCTGAAGTCGGGGAAGGCGCGCGGCCTGACGTTCGATCCGGGCGCAGCGCAGCGCGCGATCGACTTCTTCCGCGACGTCTTGACGGTCGAAGTCGATAACAAGGCGGTTCCGTTCGAACTGTTGGATTGGCAACAATTCGTCGTCGGCTCGATTTTCGGGTGGCTGTATCACGATAAGGAACTGAAGAAGACGGTTCGCCGGTTCCAGACGGCCTACATCGAGACGGGCAAGGGGTCGGGGAAGTCTCCGCTCGCCGCCGGGACCGGGCTTTATTGCATGGTCGCCGATCAAGTGGCGTCGGCTGAAGTGTATGCGGCGGCGACGATCAAGCCGCAGGCAATGATCCTGTTCAAAGACGCAACCCGAATGATCGAGCGTTCGCCCGATCTTCGCGAGCGGCTTGTCCCGTCGGGCCGCAACCCTGTTTGGCAGTGGACGCATCTTCGCTCGTCTTCGATCTTCAAGCCGCTTTCGAAGGATGAAGCGGTGTCGGGACCGCGCCCGAATTGTGCGCTCATTGACGAATATCACGAACACAAGACGAGCGACGCGGTCGACATGCTCGAAGCCGGCTTCAAGGGTCGCGACAGCCCGCTTCTGTTCATCATCACGAACAGCGGATCGAACAAGGCGACGCCGTGCGGCGATATGCACGATTACGCATATTCGGTCGCGACCGGCGCATATGACGAGGCCGATCAAGAGGCCGCCGACCGGCTGTTCACTTACATTTCCATGTTGGACGCGAAAGACGATCCGTTCGTCGACGAAGAATGCTGGCCGAAGGCGAACCCGTCGCTCGGAAAGACGATCAAGCCCGCCTATCTGCGCAAACAGGTGAACCTGGCGCGCGCGATGCCGTCAAAACAAAACAGCGTCTTGCGCCTGAACTTCTGTCGCTGGACCGACGCAGATAGCGCCTGGATCACGCGCGAGACTTGGGAAAAGGTTCTGACGCGCGAGGATCTTCGCGAGGAACTGAAGGGGCGGCGGGCGTTCTCCGCGTCTGACCTGTCATTCACGACCGACCTGACAGCGAACGCCACTGTCTGCCCCTGGATCGCGGACGACGGGAAAGTTCACTACGACGCATTTGTCGACTTCTGGAAGCCGCGCGTCGGGCTTCAGGAGGCCGTCGACAAAGATAAAGTTCGCTACGACGTTTGGCACGAAGTCGGCGACCTGCACTTGACCGACGGTCGGGTCATTCAGCTTGAACCGATAGCCGATCATTACCGGAAGCTACAGGCCGACTATGATCTACAGGCGATTGCCTACGACCGGTATCGGCACAAAGAGCTAGAGCGCGAGCTTCGGCTTCGCGGGTATGAGCCGCCCTTGATTGAGCATCCGCAGGGCTTCCGCCGGTCGAATACGAAAGACCCGGCGACCGGGAAGTCGGTCGAAAACCCATTGTGGATGCCGGGAAGCTGCCAGGAACTCGAAAACGCGATCTTAGAGGGGCGCATACGGGTGCAATACAATCGCGTGTTGAACTGGAACGTCTCGTCATCCGTCATCAGGAAGAACCCGGCAGGCACGGGCGACTGGCACTTCGACAAGGCGAAGGCGACCGCCCGCATCGACGGCATTGTCGCGCTCGCGATGGCTGTCGGCGCTGCGAAGGCAGGGGTCACCGGATCGAAGCCGGTCGACCCGTGGGAAGACGAAAACTTTAGCCTGGTGGATTGATGAGCATTCTAGACCGCATATTCAGACCGGAAGTTCGTTCGTCGGGAGACGTGCAGGCAGTATCAGCGGGCGACGGGTGGCTGTCGCGCGTTCTCGGATCGTTTGGCGGGTCGGCGTCCGGGGAAATTATCAATGAGCGAACCGCGCTCACGGTTCCGGCGCAGCTTGCCGCCGTCGCCTTCCTCGCTGGCGAAATCGCATCGCTTCCCCTGCACGTCTATCAGAAGAAAAACGGCGGCGCGACGAAAGTCGGCGGCGGGCTGTCTGACCTGTTGAGCCACGCGGCAAACGACGGAATGACGTCGTTCGAGTGGCGGAATTATCTGATGACGCGCGTCTTGCTCGGCGGTCGCTCATATACCTACATCGAGCGAAGCCCGACCGGCTATCCGGTGAATTTCTTTCCGCTGACGCCGTCGGGCGTCGTGGTGAAGATCGACGCGAACCTTCGCAAGACTTACGAATACACGGTTCCGGGCACGAACCGGAAAATCACCTACGACGCCGCCGACATTATCGACATTCCGTTCATGTTGCGGGAAGATCAGCTTACGCACATTTCGCCGATCATCGCGAACAAGGAAGCGCTCGGCCTGGCGATTGCCGCGACGAAGTACGGCGCGAAGGTGTTCCAGAATGGCGGCATTCCGCCGCTCGTTCTACAGGGCGCATTCGCCAGCATGGAAAGCGCCGAGCGCGGCTCGAACGATCTTCATAAGGCGATGGCGAAGGCGTACAAGCAAGGCCGCCAGGCTATCGCCCTGCCGCATGGGTTCGAGGCGAAGCAACTCGGCTTCAATCCGTCGGAAATGCAGCTAGTCGAGTTGCAGCGATGGTGCGTCGAGCAAATCGCCCGCGTCTATTCCCTGCCGCCGACATTCCTGCAAGACCTGACGCACGGGACGCAATCGAACACTGAACAGCAAGACCTGCATTTCGTGAAACACACGCTTTCGCGGTGGCTGCGTCAGATCGAACAGGAACTGAATCTGAAATTGATCGGTCGCGGTCGTCGGAACAGGTATATCAAGTTCAGTGTCGATGGTCTGCTTCGCGGCGACTACAAAACGCGGATGGAAGGCAACGCGAAGGCTATCACGACCGGCCAGCTTACGCCGAACGAGGCGCGGGCGCTGGAAGATCGCGAAGCGCTGACCGGCGGCGACGAACTGTATATTCAGGGCGCGCTGATGCCGACGAAGACACAGAAAGACGCGGCGGCGGGATCACAGCCGGCTGTCGACAAGGGCGACGGCGGAGCGCCGGAAGAATGACCGACGAAGATCGTTTCGCGGCGTTCGAGCCTGATCACCGGCAACTGCGCGTGAACGCCCTGCTTCGCCAGGTCGAGGCCGAACGACGCGCCCGCATCCGGACCGAATTTCCTATCGAGCGACAACTCGAAATCATCGCCGCCGCCCTGGTCGAGCGGTCGCCGGATTTGACGACCGACGAACGCCGGATCGCGGGAAACGATGCGTCATCCGTCAAGTGTTTGATGCGGTGTATCGCGCGCCACAGGCTTGCGGCTGAATCGCTGTCGAAGGCGATCACCGCGCCCGGCGCCGACCTGACGAGGATTAACCCGGCGTCGCCGGAATGGTGGAAAGTATGACGGTCGAGAAGGAAGTTCGCGCGTTCACGGTTCCGCTCGAAGTGCGCGCGGGCGATGACGGCAAGGCGCCGAAGGTCGAGGGCTACGCCGCCGTCTTCAACGAAGAAACCGTGATCGGCGGATACTTCCGCGAAAAGTTCGCGCCCGGCGCATTCAAGCGCGCCATTGGCGAAGACGACGTCGTCTTTCTGATCAATCACGAAGGCTTGCCGCTGGCCCGGACACGCGCCGGAACGCTGTCGCTAAAGGAAGACAAACGCGGCCTGAAGATCAGCGCCGAACTGGACGAAACCGACCCGGACGTACAGCGGATCATTCCGAAGATGAACCGGGGCGACCTGGACAAAATGTCTATCGCCTTTTGGCCGGACGTCGAGGAATGGCGCGACGCGGATCGCGACGGCGGCGAGTTGCCGCTTCGCACGATCACTGAAGCGCGCCTGTTCGACGTCAGTATCGTGACGATGCCAGCTTATGAGGGGACCGAAATCGGCCTTCGTAGCCTACAGAACTTCCGGAAAACGAATGGAGTTCCGGCGAGTGTGCGGAAAGCCCGCATGAGAATGAAACTCGGCCTTTGCGGGCTCGACAGCTAACAGGGGAAACCAAGAATGTCGAAACAGCGTATTAAGGAACTTCGCGACAAGAACTCGGCGGTTTTGGCTGCCGCTCGCAGCTATCTCGACGAGATTACCGACGAGACGCCGGAGGGCCGCGCCGCCGAACTTGAAGCGTCATATGATGCCGCTATGGCGGACTATCAGAAGCGCGAGAAAGAAATCGAGCGCCTGGAAATGTTGGTGGCTGCCGAAGAGCGGGAGGCAAGCGCCGGTGAGGCTGAAACTCGTTCGCGTCGTCCGCATCCGGGCGTACCAAACGCCAATCCGTCGACCGGCGACGCGGAAGCCCCATCGCAGCGCGACGCATTCCGCGCGTTCCTTCAGCGCGGACTTGGTGGCATGTCGGAACAGGAACGCGATGTATTTTCGGCGGTCCAGCGCAGCGCTTCTTCCGATCCGGAAATTCGCGCCCTGGCGACGTCGCCGGGTGCGGAAGGCGGCTATCTGATCCCGCAAGACATGCTGCCGGAGATTGACAAGGCAATGGCGCTGTTCGGCCCGATGATGGACGACGGGCTCGTTCGCGGGCTGACGACCGAAACCGGCAACACGATCACGGCGCCGACGCTCGATTATACGGCTGTTCGTGGCGACCTGGTCGCCGAAGAGGCTGCCGTGACGAACGACGGATCGAAGGACCCGGCATTCGGCCAGAAGACGCTAAACGCATACCTGTATAACTCGGGTATCGTCAAAATCAGCATTCAGCTTCTGCAAGATGCATACTGGTCAATGGAGCCGCTCATGAATGACTTGTTCGGCGAAAGCCTGGGTCGCACCTGTAACGCGGTGCTGACGAACGGCGACGGAACGGACAAGCCGAACGGGATCGTCAATTTCGCGTCTGTCGGCAAGACGGCAAACGCCGCTGCGGCCCTGACTGGCGACGAGTTGATTGACTTCTTCCACTCGATCAATCCGGCTTATCGCGCTTCCCCGAAATTCGCTTGGCAATTCAATGATACCACGCTTTCGATCATCCGGAAGCTGAAGGACGGCAACCAGAATTATCTGTGGCAAGAGCCGAACCTTCGCAGCGGCGAGCCGGGAACGCTTCTCGGAAAGCCGTACCGGATCAATCCGGATATGGACGACGTCGAAGCGGGCGCGCATCCGATCCTTCTCGGCGATCACTCGAAATATATCGTCCGCAAGGTCGGCAACGTCGGCATTGTGCCGTTCAATGAGCTTTTCATGGGCAACCTTCAAAAAGGCTTCATGGCCTTCCGTCGGATCGACGGCGAGGGCCTGAACAATGCCGCAATCAAAAAGTTCGCGATGGCCGCTCTCTAATTTCAGGGCCGGGAACTGGGGCGGCGGGTTTCGGCTTGCCGCCCATTTTTTAAGAAAGGGGCACACATGAAAACGAAGTCGATCATCATCACGAAACCTTGCGCGGGCATTCGCTTTTCGTATGGGGCCAATCCGAAGCCGCAAGATGTGCCCGAAGATATAGCGGACGACCTGCTTCGCGCCGGTCACGCGATCACGCCAGGCGAGGCGAAGAAAGCCGCCGCGCCGAAGAAGCAGACGACGACGCGCAAAACGCAAAAAGAAACGACGGCTGAGTAAAATGCGGATGAAGCGCCCCGTCGTTACCGTGTCGGAAGCGCCGGAGGATACGCCGGTCACGCTCGCCGAACTGAAGGCACACCTTCGCGTTGATTGGGACGACGAAGACGACGTTATACAGGCGTATCTAGACGCGGCTGTCGAGGTGCTGGACGGGCCAAAGGGGCAACTCGCCGCGCCAATCATCACGCAGACATGGCAGCACACTTGCGCCGGGCCGGAGTGCTGGCGCGTACCGCTGACCGCTGACCCGGTGTCGCTTGTCTCGATCACCTACTACGATGCCGACCACGCGCAACAGACCGCCACGCTCGCCGACTTCCGCGTCGAAAGCGACGGCTACGACTACGCGGTCGTGCCTGTCAGCGGCAAAGGGTGGCCGGGCATGGCCTGCCGCGACGACGCGCTGACGATCACCTACACGACCGGCGCGGACGTGGCCGACGTCCCGAAGCCGCTTAAGCAGGCCGTGAAGTTGCTTGCCGCGCATTGGTACAAAGAGCGCGAACACGCCGCCGCCGTGAACCTTCGCGAAATCCCGTTCGCCGTGTCGACGCTGATACAGCCTTACAAGCGAGGCTTTGCGGCGTGAGGGCTGGCCAGTATCGCGACCGGCTGCGGTTCGAGCGGAAAGGGTCTGTGAGCGGCGGCTATGTCAGCAGCGGCGGCGACTGGTCGGAACTGGCCACGGTCGCCGCGAATATCGTCGCCGACAGCGGGACGCCGGGGAAGGAAGAGGTCCAGGCCGACCAAGTGCGCGGGATTGGCGACGTCGTCATAACCGTTCGGGATTGCGCCGCCCTGGCGAGCCTGTCGACGCGCGACCGCATCGTCGACGCGCGGAACGCTTCGAGGATCTTCGATATTCGCGCGATTGACCGCGAGACGGGGCGTCGCGACGTCGTGATCTATGCCGACTTTGGGTCGACGTCCGGCGCGGCAAGCGTCACGCGCGGGCTTGTGAGCATCACCGCCGAAGTATCGGGCCGGGCTTCTGTCGCCGGGCCGTCGGTCGAAGTGTCGGTCGACACGCCGGTTTCGGGCGTTGGCGTCGTCTCCGCGCCGAGCGTGATCGAGCCGGAAATCGTCTGGAGCGTCGAGGCGACCGCGGGCGGCGCGTTCGACTGGAGCGCGGAAGACGTGCAGGAAGGCGACGTTCTCATCGCCATGATGGCGGGCAACACGAACCATAACGACCCGTCGGGATCGGGCGCGGCGAACGTTCTCGTCACCTATGACGGCTTTGTCTACATTCACACGCCGGGAAGCTTTAGCCGCGTCGCATCTTTGAGCGCGCGCGTCGTGACGGCGGGCAATATTGCGGACACGGAAAGCGCGACACTACGGACTAATGACAGCGGCATTCTGTTCTGTGTTCGCGGCGTCGACACAAACCAATTTGCGACGACGGTCGGCGCGGGCGGCTGGGAGTGGGTGACGGATACGTCGATCTTCGCGTTTGCAGGCGGAACAAATTCGAACCCGCCCGCGATCACGGCGAACGCTGGCGACCTGGTCATTGCGGCTAGCGCGGTGTGGCAGACGAGCCCGGCGCTGACAGCCATGTCGGGCTTTACGCTGGCGGCTGACGCTGTTTCCAGCGGCCTGACATACGACCGTCATATCGCGGTCGCGTCGAAGGTCGCCGAGGCCGACGGATCGGTCGACCCGGACCAATGGGGCGGCTTCAGTACGGGTTCGGTTCACGGCGGGTTCACGCTCGCGCTTCAGGCGGCATAGGGGGCTGATATGGTTTTGTTCATACTAGGGCTGATGGTCGGCGGAACCGGCGGCGCGCTTGTGATGGCTTTCTTCCAATGCATTCCGAAGGATAACGAAAATGCCACTTGAAACCTACGCTAAGAACCTGATGCTCGACGCGCTGCCGAACACGGTATATGCGGCACTATTCACCGGCGGCGCCCCTGGCGTCGGAACGGAGGCTTCGCCGCTGACGCTTTGGGGATCGGCGAGCCGCCCAGCCGTCACACTCGAAGCGGCGAGCGACGGCTCGCGTGATCCCAACGGCGACGCGGCGCTCGGCACGCTTCAGGCGGCGAGCGTCACGGTTACCCATGTCGGCTATTACACGGCGGCGACGGGCGGGACGTTGCTCGGCTATACCGACTTCGCGCGAACACTGTTGTCAGGCGACAGCGTCAAGATCCCTGACGCTTCCGCCGCGTTCTCAATCACAGACTAGGAGGGGTAAGCATGGTTTGGGTGAAATTTCGGGAACCTTTCAACTTCACGCCAGCGGCGAAGCGGGCGGTTACGATGGCGTATAAGCCGGACGGCAAGGCCGGGGGCGAATACAATGTCACGCGCGAATGCGTCGAGCGGGCGCGGGCGGCTGGCGTGAAGTTCGATCTTCTGAAGGATAGCGACGATGGAAGTATCGGCGAAGGTCAAGGGCCTGGACAAGTTGAAAGCGCGAGCGCAACGGATGCCGAAGACCGTCCGGCGACGGATGACGGAAGCAGCGAAGACGAACGCGCGGCTCTTGAAGGAAGCGGCGACGAGGGACGCCCCGGAATTGACTGGGGAACTGAAGCTGACGATCCGATACTACGCGGTGAACGGGTCTAACGGCCTGATTTGGCGCGTGGTCGCCGGTAACGTTCGGGACGAAGAGGGATTGACGCGGGCGCGCTGGCAAGAGTTCGGAACGATTGATCAGCCGGCGAACCCCTTCTTCTTCTCGAACTATCGGATCATGAAGCCGCGCTTCTCGGCGCGAATGTCGCGCGCGATGCGCAAGGGTATGAAAGAGGCGAAGGCATGATGAACCTGGCGGAACTTCAAGACGCAATCGGCGCGCTGTTGGAAGCTGACGCGGGCGTGACGGCGGCTCTCGGATCGCATGACGCCCGCATTCTCGGCGGGCCGGACCCGAACGCGGCCTTCCCGTACCTGACTATTGGGGAAGACGAAGAGCGCGACACGTCGGTTCAATTCCTGACGTCGAGCGACGTCTTCGTTCGCATTCATATCTGGACGAAGGAAGACGGCTTTTCGCAGTGCAAGGCCATTGCCGGGGCGATCCGCGCGGCGATGGACACCGACGACGGCTTTCCGGTTTCCGACAACATTCGCTGTTGCGGAAGCTACTTCCGAACCGCCCGGTTCATGCGCGACCCGCGCGGCGGGATACGCCACGGCATTGTAGGCTTCGAGTTGCGGAACGAAGCGTCATCCGCCGACAGCTAAGGCCGTTCGCAGGCTACAACTGCGAGGCGGACAAATGGCTAAACCTACAACCTTTAACGGGTCGAAGATCATGATCAAGGTCGGCGACGGCGGCGACCCGGAAACCTTCGCGCATCCCTGTTTGATCAATACGACGCGGTCGGTCCAGGGCTCGGCGACGACCGTCGATTCAGTCGTCGCAGACTGTGACGATCCGGACGCGCTGGCGTGGACCGAACGCGAGAAAGACGCGCTTTCGTATACGATCACCGGCGAGGGCGTCATGGATGCGGCAAGCATTCAGGACTATATCGACTTTCTCGAAGGCGCCGCATCGAAGAATGTTCAGGTCGTCATCGCCGACGGCGACGCGACGAATGGTCGGATCGGAACCGGCAAATTCCATCTGACCGAATTTCAGGTGTCAGGCAACCGGAAGGAAAAGGCGACTGTATCGCTCACGCTCGTTTCAGACGGCGCGCTGACCTGGACGGCGGTAATCTAGTATGAGCCGCTTGGGGCAAATCACGCTCGAATGGGCGGACGGCGATTACACTTTCGCCCTGAAGATCAAGCAATTGATTGAACTTCAGGAACTGTGCGACGCCGGTCCGCCCTACATCCTGACCCGGCTGCAATCGGGAACGTGGCGCGTGAACGACGTTCGCGAGACGATCCGTATAGGGCTAATCGGCGGCGGAATGGCGTCGCACGAAGCGCTAAAGATGGTCAAGCGACACGTTGACGACGAACCGCTCGCATACAACGCACTCGTCGCTCAGGCGGTCATTTCGGCGGCGCTGTTTGGCGCGCCCGAAGGTGCGGAGGATTCGCCGCCGGAAAAGCCGGAAGCGGACCAACAGACGAGCCACTACCACGCGGCAAACTCCGCTGGTCCGCATACTTCGGAACCGGGCTTGCCGCAGGACTGACGCCCGAAGACGTGAAGCAATGTTCGCTGTGGGAGTACGCCGCAGCGGTTGATGGATGGATGCGCGCGCAAGGGATCGACCCGACGCCCGCGCCATCGAATGACGAGTTCGACGAATGGGTCGCGAAGTATGGCTGAAGACATCGAAGTTCTAGTCACCGAACTGCGGGTCGATATGAAACGCTATGAGGCCGCCATGCGGCGTCAGGCGCGCTTGAGCGAACAGACGGCGGGCAAGGTCGAAAAGCGCTATCAGCAGATGAACCGCAAGATCGCGGCTTCGACTGATCAAATGTCGCGAGACGTCCGCCGGGCAATCGCCGCCCTCGCACTCGGCGCGGCGTCTCGCGAGGTGGTCCAGTACACGGACGCCTGGATCGACCATAACAACAAGATCAAGGCGGCGGGCGAGGTGTCGGGCATTCAGGGCCGGGCCTTGCTCGACCTGGCGAAAAACGCCCGAACGGCGCGGTCGGAAATCGAGCCCTACGTCGATCTATACTCGCGCATCTTGCGCGCGTCCGGCGATCTTGCCGACAGCGAAGAGAAGGTCGCCAAGGTCACGCAATTGACGGCGAAAGCCTTCGCCGCCGGTGGCGCGTCGGCGTCGGAACGGGCGGCGGGCGTTCTGCAACTTGGCCAGGCGCTCGGATCGGGCTTCCTGCAAGGCGACGAACTTCGGTCGCTTCGCGAGAATGCGCCGCTCGTCGCGAAGGCAATTGCCGATGCAATGGGCGTATCTATCGGCGAACTGAAGGCGCTCGGCGCGGAAGGCAAGCTGACGTCTGACGTCGTGTTCAACGCGCTTTTGAAAGCTGAAGATCAGATCGAAAGCGCCTTCGGCGTGACGACGCCGCGCGCGTCTGACGCGGCGAAGCTGGCATTCGACGGCCTGAAGCTGAAGATCGGCGAATACCTGACCGAAAACGGCAAGGTCGCGGACGCTTCGCAGATGACGGCAGACGCGATCAATTTCGTGGCGGACAACCTGGACGCCTTCGCCGATGCACTCGTCGTGGCGGGGGCCGCCCTGACCGGCGCACTCGGCGCGCAAGCGGCGACGGCGGCGCTCGCGAGCTTGAACTCGATAGCTGTCGGCGCGACGACGACGGCGAAAGCCCTCGCCGTTCTGCGCACGGCTTCGATATTCATGTTCGGCCCGGCTGGGATCATTCTCGGCGTCGCGGCGCTCGCTGGCGGCCTGGCGTACCTTGCACTCAATGCGGACAAGAGCCGCGCGGCGCTCGGCGAGTACGCGGGCGCGGTCGACGAGGTGAACTCGGCGCTCGACGACTTCGAAGAAGCGCAGCGTCTCGCAAATGAAGCGACCGGCGACGCGAAGGCCGACGCCGAGGAATTGGCGCGCCTGAAGCGCGAGGAAGCCGAAGCCACTATCGAGGCTGCGCAGGCGAAACTTGAAGAGGCGCGCGCCGAACTCGCGCGTCGACAGGCGTCGCAGCGTAATGCGCGCTCGCGCGTCGGATCGTCGCCGAACCTTCAGAACGGCGGGCTCGCCGCAATCGAAACCGGCGTCGGAAACCAGGTCCGCAAGGTCAACGAACTGAACAAGTCGCTCGAACTCGCGCGCAAGCGCCTGGAAGAGCTGAACAACCCGTCGGCTCGAACGCCGGGCGGCGCCCGCACCGGCGGCGGAAGTAGCGGCGGCGGTGTGGCGGATAAGGACGCACTCGACGAACTGAACAAAGCCTATAGGGACTTGTTCGAAACCGAACGCGAACAAATCCTTCGGCTGAAGGAAGAGCGCCTGAAGGCGATTGAGGCGTCGGGCAAATCCGAGGCCGAAAAAGCCGATCTTCGCTCGAAGGCGAACGCGATCTATAAGGCCGAACTTGCCGACATTCGCGACGCCGAAATGAAGATCTTCGACGACTACGTCGACGGCCTGACCGAAGCTGACCGCGTCCGGCAAGAAAAGGTGCAGGCCGAAAAGGACGCAATCGCGGAACTGATGAACGCCCGCGACGAGATGGCCGGTCGGACGCTTGCGATTACCGAACGCGAATATAAGGCGCGCCGTGATCAGATCGAGGCCGAAATCGCCGACGAAACGCGCAAGGCCGAAGCGCTGCGCATTCTCGACGATGAACAGGCCGAATACAGGCGTCAGATACGCGAGGAACTGCTAGGCCAGGGCGAGCATAGCAGCGACGCCGCCGAGGTCGCCAGGGCGCAACAAGAGGCCGAACTCGCCGCATTGCGCGAAGGGCTGGAACTGAAGCTGATCACGAAGGAAGAGTTCGCCGAGCGCGAAATCGAACTTCAGGAGGAAACCGAAAAGCGGCTTCAGGAAATCCGCGCAGCGTCAATGCAAACGCAGCTTGCCAACGGCGAACAACTGTTCAACGGCTTGGCGGGGATCGCGAAGGCGTTCGCTGGGGAACAGTCGGGCATCTATAAGGCACTGTTTGCCGTCGAAAAGGCGTTCGCCATCGCGTCGGCAATCGTGAACATTCAGCACGGCGTCGCCCGCGCCATGTCGCTCCCATTCCCGGCCAATATCGCCGCCGCCGCCACGGTCGCGGCGCAAGGGGCTGGCGTCGTCGCGAACCTGCAAAGTGCGACCGCGAACTTCGCCGACGGCGGCGTCGACATTCGCGGGCCGGGCACGGGGCGCAGCGACAGCATCCCGGCCAATATCTCGCGTGGTGAAAGCGTCATCACAGCCGCCGGGACGGCAGCGAACAAGGGTATTCTTCAGGCGATCAACGCGGGTGCGTCGGTCGAGACGATGCTCGCGAACAATCGGTCGATTGCGTCGGTCAATATCGGATCAACGCAACTTGTCGTGCAAGGCGACATAGGGACCGCCGAAACGCTCGCCGCGCTACAGCGGCAACTGGACGCCCGCGACGCCCGGCTCGCCGACGACGTCAGTCGGATCGTGAAGCGAAACCAGACCATGACCACGCCGCGCCACCTTCGCCCGAAACAGTAAGTCATCCGCGCCGCGATAGCCCCGGAACCGACGAGTTTTCGAAGGGGCGATGAATGAGCGCAGGCGAACCGATCCCGTGCCGCGGCATTGTCGGCGCCGAGTGGCAGCCGGTAAATCAGCAGGCGGCGCCCGAAACACTAGCGGGCGAATCCGACGTTCTGGAATTGGGGCCGTCATATTGGGTCGTCGACTTCGAGGTCGAATGCCCGACGCGCGAAGACTTCGACACATGGTCGGCCTTCCTGGCCAGGCGCAGCGGCGCGGCGGTGACATTCACCGCGCCCCGGACGTTCCGAAAACTGCCGCGCGATCCGCTCATATTGAGCGATAGCGGCGTTTCCCTGCCGGTCGTCAACTCGTCCGGCGGGACGATCACGCTAAGCGGTGTCGGGACCGGCAAAGCCTACGCGGGCGATATGGTCAGCTACCGAACCGCGAACAACGGTTATTATATCGGACAGGTTCAGTATGACGCGACGCCGTCCGGCGGGTCGATCACCCTGTCAGTTTGGCCCGAACCGATGGCGAAACACGCGACGACGCCGTCGCCTCGCCGGATCGAAGCGCTCGGCGAGTTCCGGCTCGACGGCGCTCCCCGCTGGTCGGGAGAATGGCGGCGTCGGGGCGTTCGGTTCACTGCGAAGCAGGTGATCCGATGACGGCCAAAAAGTCGCGATGGTTTGTCGAGGTGTTTCTCGACGGCTCGACCGTGCGTTTCTGGAACGGCTTCGAGGCGATCACATTCGACGGCGAGACGTTTGACCCGCTCGGCGACCGCTTTTCGCCGCCCGACCGGGTGCGCCTGCAATCGAACCTGGACAGCGAAACGATAAAACTCGCGTTCGATAGCTCACGCCAGACCGACAATAGCGACACGCTCGGCGCATTGCTCGACAGCAACCTTCGCCGCCGACAGATCAGGCTGCGGAACGTCTACTACACGACAAGCCCGGACGACGGCGACGTCATATCGGACACCTACGGGCGCATTCGCTCGACGCCTGACACCATTTCGCCGGGCGGCGAGCCGCAACTCGACGTCGAGATCGAAAGCGGGTCGCTCGTCTACCTTGAGCGCCGGATGCAAACGCGGTCGCCGGTCAATCAAAAGGAAGCGTTTCCGGACGACAAGGGCTTCGACCTGGCGAAAGTTCTCGAAGGGCAAGTTCTCGCTTGGCGCACTAAGACCGTGAAGTCGGGAACGGTCGAGGTCTCGGCGACCGAAACCGACGATTACTTCGCGCGCAAGCTGGCGATTGGCGAGTTCGCGACCGAAGGGACGTTCGTCGCGCACTTCACCGGCAAGCAGCAAAAGAAGAATTGGTTTCGCGTCTTCGCCATCGCCGATTGCCGGATCGAGGAACTAAACAAGGTCTGGATCAACGGGAACCTTCAGGTCAACGGCGCACTGACGCACGGGGTCCGGACGCTGGTCCGCCTACCGAATGACAAGAACGAAAACCGCTGTTGGATCACGTTCTATGACGGTCGGCATGATCAAAGCGCAGACAGCGAACTTGTCACCTATGCCAGCGAATGGACGTCAAGCCATAGGCTGCGAGGTGTCGCCTATGTCGTCATAGAGCATCAGTGGGATGACGATCTTCCGGAGGCGTTCGATTACAAGTTCGCGGGCAAGGGCGCGCGCTTCTATGACCGCCGGAAGGATAGCACGGCGGGCGGGACCGGATCGCATCGCCTGGACGACCCGACGACGTGGGAATACTCCACGAACCGGATGGTCGTCGCCGATCACTATCGGCAGGGCATCCGTATCATGCCGTCCGGCTTCACGACCGGCGGGGCCGATCCGTCGATCTATTGGTTCGGCGTCGGGGAGTCTGCCGACGTCATCCCGTACGACGAGTTCGAAGACCTGGCGGACCTATGCGACGAAAGCGTCGCACTGAAGGCAGGCGGCACACAAAAGCGCTATGAGGTCCACGGCATCTTGTCGGCGGACGACGACCACAAGAAAAACCTTGAAAAGCTGGCGTCAGGGATGGCCGCGCGCGCCATTGATCAGGGCGGGCGGATCGTCTTCCGCCCGATCCGGTCGCAATCGGTCGTCATGACGCTGACCGACGACGACCTGTCGAATACGGAAGACACAGTGTTTGACCCGACCGGACGCATTGACGACATGGTCAACGCGGTCGAAGGCCGGTTCGTCGATCCTGATCAGAACTTCGCTTCGACCGATTACCCGCGCGTCGTGAACGACACATACGTCGCCGAAGACGGCGGCGACCTGATCGTCGGCACTGAGAATGCCGACATGGACATAAGTGGCGAGCGCGCGCAACGGGTCGCAACCCTGAAGCTGAATTTCTCGCGTCGGGTCGCCACGCTCGAAGAAGTCTTTCTATCAAGCAAGGTTCGCAGCCTGAAGCCAAGCGATTGGTTTTCGCGCGAAAGTTCGCTTCGCGGCATTCCGTCGGGAAAGACGTTCGAGGTCGACGAGATCGAGCGCCGGAAAGACGGAACGACGAAGATCCTCGCTTTCGAGGTCGACCCGGAAGTCGACGCTTGGGAGGCGTCGAATGCGGTTGACTTGTCGGTTCCGCCGTCGATCCCGGCTAGCACGATCATTGACCTGACCACGCCGTCGATCACGATCACGCCGTTTAGCTATACCGGCGGCGGCGCGGAAGTTCCAGCGGTTCGCCTGGTCAATGCTGACTATTCCGATTTTATCGGCGACGAGATTGTCGGCGAGTTCGGGCTTCACGACGGGTCGGGCGGGATCACTGGCGAAAGCGCGACCGTCACCTTCCCCGGCAATATCGAAACACTAGAAGGATTGATCGGCCTTCCGCCGTCGACCACGTTCGCGATCCGGTTCCAGTCGCGCAAAGGCGAGCGGGTGTCGGCCTGGTCATCGTTCCAGACGTTCACGACGACGAGCGTCTATCGGTCGGGCACGTCCGGCATAGCCGACAGCTTTGTCGGCCAAGGCGCGCTCGCAACCGAAGATCAGGCCGATTGGGCATCGCAGGTAACCGGCACGGGGAAGCCGGAGGATGACGCGACGAAGTCTCGCGTCTTCCGGCAATCGAGCGCGCCGTCGAGCCCGAATGTAAACGATATATGGGTCGTTCTATCCGGCGGCGTTCCTGTTTCCGTGAAGGCGTGGGACGGGTCGTCGTGGATCACCGGCGCCGACCTGACGAGCCTAAACGTTGCAGCGGGCTTTGTCGGTCAGGATTGGGGCGCAACGGCGAGCCAGGACGACGCCGACAACAATCGGGCAAAACCAAACCCGAACCTGATCCCGAACGGCGGCTTCGAGCAAGGGGATCTAGGCTGGACGCTGGTCTATGGCGCCGTCGCCAATAATGTGAACGGGGTTTATTGGTATGCGGACGCACCGGCGGACGGTACGACCGTAATCGGATATTCGCCATTCTTCGACATGGTCGACACGGGAAGCTATAGCTTCTCCTACGAACAAAGCCCGACCATTGCGGGCAGCGGCAAGGTCCGGTGCGACCTGGAATGTTGGGACGCCACGACCCGCCTATCGCGCGAAGGCTTGGTCGCGTCGGCTGACGGCGGATGGACGCGAATAAGGTCTGAGGGGATCAGTGCGCCGTCTGGCACCACGCGCGGGCGGCTTCGCTGGTACTTCAACAGTGCGAATGCGGGCGACGCGTCGCGCGTGCGCCGGGTGAAGGTTGAGCGCAACGCGACCGCGACCGCTTATTCGTTCGACCGCTATCTGTATGACGCCGGAACACATCTGGCGACGGTCGAGGTCGGCTCAAACGTCACCGAAGACCACACAGCCGCAGGCATAGCTGATCAGGGATCGCAGGCGACCGCCAATCATCAGCGCGGCGCGTCTTACGTCGGAACGCCGACAGAAGGGTCGTGGTGGGCCGATACGTCGTCGGACGAACTGAAGCTTTACACCGGCGGCGCATGGAACAAGGTCGCCGACATTACGCCGACCGGCATCGACGCACCGTTTCGCGCGCCAATCACCGGCACGAAGTCGAAAACGCGCGGATCGGTCGGAACGACCACTTTCACCGACATTGTGATCACGCCGCAGAACGGGTCCGGTTCGTATACATACGATTGGGAGCATATCAGCGGCGACGACTTCGGCATGACGGGCGCCGCGACGAACGCGCCTGACTTCTCGATCTATGTCAACGGCACGGACAAGGTAGGGATTTACCAATGTGTTACGACCGATAACGATACCGGCGAGGCCGTCGTCTCGCGGCTCGGCCTGGTCGTCACCTGGACGGGCTAGGCGTGACCGGCGCGGCTCAAATCGTCGACCTGATCCGGAGCGCTTGCGCGGCCTATGCCGTGAGCAATTGCCCGGCGCTGACCGATGCCAGGCCGCCGACCGTCCGGCCTGTCGCGAATGCGGCGACGTTTCAATTTGCCGACGGCACTCGGAAGATATGGGTCAATCCTGAAGCGGCGCGCACGATGGGGCTCGCCGAATTGCGGCGCGTCATCTTCCACGAAGTCGCACACGCGCGGACATGGGACGAGTTCGGCGTCGCCGTCCGCCCGCACGGTCGGGAGTTCCGGCGGGTCTGCGCGAGTGTCGCACTTATGCGCCCGTTTGATTGCGACAGTTTCGACGACTGAAACGGCGCGTCATCCGGGGCGGTCTAGGCGTGACTGTGATCTATTCACAGGGGCAACGCATGACATACCCGGCCACGATTCCAGCGGTACGCGAGGCGATCCTCGCTTACACACCAAATGTCGAAGAGGCGCGCGACGCATACGACGCCGCGCTCGTCAACATCTCTATCGTCAATCTGTCGGTTCGCGTCTTCGAGGCGCTGTCGCCGCACGCTGACGACCTGGACGAAGAGGGCCGCAAGGTGCTGACCGGCTGTTCGAAGCTGATCTTTGAAGGCGGTTGGCACGGCAAGGCGCTGGACGCCGCGCTTGTCTTCAACAGGCTAGCCGCCGAGTTCGAGGCCGCGACCGCAACAGACGAGGTTTAGGCCGGTGGCAGACGACGCGCGCGTCGTCGATCCGATAGCCGCCCTTTGGCACGCTCACGGGTCGACCAATGAAAAGCTGGGGCTTCTGAAAGGCGAGGTCGCGGGCATGGCGTCGCGGTCGGACCTATACGAATTTAAAGAAGCCGTCTTCGCCCGGATGGAAGTCATCGTCGGAAAGGCGCTTGAAGAGCACGACCGGCGACACGCGGACAAGTACGCCATTCGCTTGCACGAAGACCGGGCCGCGATGGTTCTCGCGATCAAGGAAGAGTTCGACCGGCGCGACGCCGAGCGGGCGAAGGCGCTCGAAGACGCAGCAAAGGAACACGAACGCGCGCGCGGCCTGACGATGCGGCAGACCGGCCTGGCGATCCTTATTTCGCTCGCCGCCGGTGCGCTGTTTAGTGAGTTCGTCGGGCCTGCTGTCTTCAAGTTCGGGCTTCAGAAATTCATGGGGCTATAGGTATGACACTGCCGTCAATTGATCTTCTTCCGTATGGGGTCGCGCTAGGCGCCCTGGTCGTGGCTTTCGTCTTCGCCGCGCTCTTCTTCCGTTCACGTCGCGGCGGCGATGGCGACGACGATATTCTAGGGCTTCAGCATATCGTCACGCTCGACAGCAACGGGTGGCGGGTTCTTGCGGTCGTCGCCGCGCTTGGTGCGCTCGTCATGATCGGCTCGTCGGCGGCAATCGGCATTGCATACTGGACCGGGCTAGCATTGAACGCGGAGAAGATCGAGGCGGGGGCGACATTGGCCGATAAGTTGACGGTCGGCGTCGTCTCGTTTTTCGTGTTGGCGCTATTCCTAGAACTCTTTTCCGACTTGGGAACGCCGCTTTCGTCCGGCTTCAAGCAGCGGAAGAACAAGGCGCTCGCGCGGTTCGTCATGGTGGCGACGGTCGGCTGTATACTTATGTCACTCGCGACGAAATGGGGATACTACGACGACAAGTCGAATGTTCGCCGCGTCGAGGCCGTACAGACGAGCGTCGAGGAAGACAACCTGAAGGCCCGGAAGGCCGAAGCCGAAGCGATCATCGAGCGGCTGAAGTCGACGCCGCCGAAGGCCGTTCTCGACGCACAGCGCGCGGCGGTCGAAGAGAATATCGAACTTCTGTCAGGTCAGCTTGCCAGCGCCGAGGCGGCGCTTGAAGCGATCCCGCAATCGCACTCAACCAACCGGCTGAAGGCGGGCGAGCGCGTGGAAGGGATCGCAAACAAGCTGTCTGCCGCCCGTGTCGAGTTGGCGGCGATCACGCAGCGCGAGGCCGATCTTCAGGCGCTCGCCGTCGCGCGCGCGGACCTGGAAACGACGAATACCGAAATCAAGTTGATTGCCGGTCGGGTCGGCACGGAAAACGAGACGGCGCACACGCCAATCGGTGATCACCCTGTCGTCAGGGTGCTGCGGGTCTCGCTGCATCAGTTTCTCTGCTTCCTCTTCCCGCTCGTCTACTTCGAAAGCATGGCGGCGGCGGTCGACACGCGGAAGAAGGAAGAGGCGAACGCCAAGCGCCGACAGTCGATTGCCGAAAAGACGAACACGATTGACGTTCCGCCGGAGAATGTCCGCCCGGCGGAACCGGCGCAACTCACGGCGACGGGGTTCTATGAGGAAGAGCAAGAGCGCGAGGCCGAAGAACTCGACGAACTGAAGCGCCGGAAGGCGAAGAAGAAGAGCGACCCGCGCGACAATCATCCGGCCAGCCCGCGCGGCGGCGGCTATCGAAACGGGGCGGACGACGAGAAAGAGGCAATGAGCGATGACGAATAATGTTCAGCGTGCCGCCCGTGCGGATCAGGCGACCTATGATCTTTGCAAGCTGATGGAGTCCGGCAAGCAACCGCAGTTGCAGGCGTATAAGGAACTCGGCGACATTGTGACGATTGGGTTCGGTCACACCGGCGAGATATTCGACACGCTCACGGGCAAGATGCGGAAGCTGCGGCTCGGCGACCGGATCACGCTGGAAGAGGCACACCGCCTGTTTGACGAGGTCGACGCGGTCGAGGCCGAACGCCGGGTCGACTTCTTCTTTCCGAAGATCCCGCTCACGCAGGGCCAGCGCAACGCCTTGTGGCTGTTCTGCTATAATCTCCGCTGGGGCTCAATCGCCGACAGTACGTTGCGGTCAATGCTGAACGCGGGCGACTGGACGCGCGAGACGCTAATCGAATGGTGGGTCAAGTATCGCAACCCGAAGACGCAATTCGAAGAAGGGCTGTTTCGTCGGCGCATCGTGGAACTGTGCCTTTGGTTTGGCTGCGATCCGGAAGCCGCGCACAAAGAGGCATGGCGCGCCGAGTTGCGCCGCGATCCTTCGACGAAGGAAATCATTCGCCAGACAGACCCGGAACTCGTCATTCTTCGCGCCGAGACGCAGACGGAAGCGAAGCGTATCGCTGACGAGCGGATCAAAGAAAGTTCCCGCCCGGTCGAGCCGGTCGACACGACAAGCCCCGTCGCTGAAGACCCGGTTAAGACGCCGGGCGGGACGCCTGACCCGGTCGTGATCGAGGAAGGCTTGCCGGAGGTCGAGACGCCGCCGGTCGCGCCGCCGAAGAAGAAGGCGCAGCCATATCGGGATTATGATCCGGCGACGCCTGAAAAGAGCCTTGCGCTGTCTAAGCGGTTTTGGGGCCTGCTGGCGCAGGTTGGCGGATGGTTCGCGATGATCGGCGCAGCGATTGCCGAAATGCCGTTCGTCGGCGAACTGGCGGCAATGTCGCCTTTCCAGGTCAAGGATTGGCGTTTTGCGCTCGTCATCGTCATGGCTGGTGCGTTGCTCTACTGGTACGGCAAGGTTGACGCGAAAGGGCCGCTAAAATGATGGCCGCGCTCGCCGGGTTCGGGAATTGGCTAAAGGGCGTTCCGGAATGGGTGTGGATCGTCTTTCTCGCCGCCATTGGCGTTTACGTCGTCCGCCAGGACGCGCGGAACGAAGGGCGCGAGGAAGGGAAGCGGGAATCGGACGAACGCCACAGGGCGGCGTCTGAGGCGAAAGACAGGGCAATTATGGAAAGGGCCGAAGATCATGTCGAGACAGTCGAAAGCGCTCGTCGCAACGTTGGCAGCTATGGCGATGACAGCTTGCCAGACGGGGGCGCCCAGCTACCCGACTACCACTATCGAGACTGAAGACCTAATGACGGTGAAGTCGGTTCGCGTCGCCTTCCGCCCGATATTTCCGAGCCGGGCGGACGTCATGACCGAAGGCACGGCGCGGCAGATCGAAGACCACAACAACGCTTATTGGTGTCTGTTCGCCGACGCCCGTCCGCCGGGCTTCGACAAGAGCGTCTGCCGACGGCCCGTCTCCGACCGATGGCAGTAAAGCCGACGGCCTGAAGATCGCCGTCGGCGCCCTCGCCGGGCTCGATAGAGGATCTTCGAAACGCGCATAAAAAAAAGCCGCCCTAATCGGCGGCTTTTGCTTTTAGTATGTTGGATTTTTCTTCGTCGGTCAGGATGACCAATTCTTTTCCGAGCAGAGTTTTTGCGGGCTTTGTGCCGAACTCGTCGTCGTAGTCCAGCGCCCGCTTTAGTTGCTCGTATGCACCCCTACAGAGGATGATTGCGTCGTTTGTTCTGGTCATTCAGTCACCTTTCCATATACCACGGCGTTCTATAGCCTTCGAGGAATGCGAGCATCAGGCCAGCTATCGGCCCGCTGCACGCGATCTTGCCTTTCTTGATCCGCCGGACCTGGACGTCGCCAGTCGTGTCTGACAGGCCAAGGGACACCGCTAGCGCGCGATCCGACAAGCCTAATTGCGTTTGAGCGTCGACGAAGTCTTCGGCGCTCATAAAGGGTTCTTTGTTCATGTCGTCACCTGAAGCGGAAAGGGCGCGACCCGAAGGCCACGCCCTGCCACTTACTCGCCTTCGCTGGAATAGGCCAGCTTCGGCCCGCCGAACTGACGCGCGAACGCGGCGAGGTCAGCGGGATCGGGTTCGACGACTTTCGGCTCGGCTTTCGCCTTCGCCTTCGCCTTGGCGCGGGCGCGTTTCTCGCGCTCGGCTTTCTCGGCGGCCTTCTTCGCCTCATATTCGGCCACAGCCGCCGCGTGGACGCGGTTTCGGGCCGCTTCGAGGGCAATCATGCCGAACGCAAGCGCGGCCTGTAGGGCGGTCGACAGGAGCGCGATAAGCGTCATATCGAACACCTTCGGACGGATCGGCTCGGCGAGGGCCGCAAGATCGGCCTTCGCGTCGTCAATCGTCTTTTGAAAGCCTGCCCGCTCGGCTTCATAGGTCGCGCGGGCTTCGGCCTTGTTCTGAGGGCCGAACGGTCGGCCATCAGGGAAGGCTGTCGCCAGAACGACCGCGTCGCGCTTGGCGACGTTGTCGTCGCGGATCGCTTCGAGGCGATCCCGCTCGGCGGTGTAGTCGGCCAGGTCGGCCTGATACGCCTTTTCCGTCATCGCCTTTTCAAGCCCGGAAAATCCGAGCGTGACGCCGAGACTATCGACGCCGCCGAAGACGAGGCAGACGAGCGCCAGTGCGACCGCGGGGACGCCGGTCGCGTGTGCCAGCTTCGGCGCAACGCTAGGCGTCACCATAGCGGACACTGCGAAGCCGACGGCGACGAAGATCGCAAGCGCTAGGCTTTCGTCGGCGATGCTGCGAGCCCAGAACACGACCGCGAAGGCCGCGAAGAACAGGGAGGCAGCGACAAGCGCCCCGCGACCGATCAACCATGCTGGCTTTTTCGGGCCGGTGACGCGCTTCTTCTTTTTGGTGAAAATCATGTTTTCATTCCCTTGATAGGTGAGCCCGTAGGCTCGTCAGTGATCGCCAGCGTATAGGCTGGCACGCCGAAGCCCGACGCTGCAAAGCAACGCCGGGCACGGTGTCAGGAAGCTAGCAACTCGCCATATTCGCGAGCGGTGTCTTCGAAACAGCGACCGGCTTCGAACCGATCGGTCGTCGTGATGTTCACGACCTGCAAGCCGTCATCCCAATTCAGCCGGACGCGCCATTGCGTCACCTGAAGCCGATTGCGAAAGACGAGTTCGACCGACAGGCCGGGCGCAATGCGCTGACTGTCTGAGACAGTCCAATCAAAAATATCCAT